CAGGGCCAGGGCGCCGCCTTCCGCCCAGTCGGGCAACAGGCTGACGTAGCTCGGTGCGATACCGGCGGCCAGAAGGGCAACGAAGGACACGACGGACATGAGTTTGACCTTGCGTTCGGTCTTGCCGCGCGGTGCGTTCGGTTCCATGTCTGCTTACCTTTCGGGGGGATAGCCGTAGGTGACCGGGGTAACGACCGTGGTCGTGGTCGCGGGTGCGGGGGTTGCCTCCCTGGCCGATGCTCGCACGCTCAGCGCCAGAACGACTAAGGCGATGACGACTGAGGCAACGGAAGCGAAGGTGGCGATGGTCGCGTACCAGTGCCACGGACCTTTGCCCACGCTGCGGCTGCGGCTGGCGTTCCGACTGCGGTTGCCGCGATTGCGAGAAACGCTTTGTTCACTTGGGAAGGATCGACGAAGATAGCCTGTTGGAAAATCAACGTCCACCCTGCTGTTAACGAAGTGAAGTCCCGAACGAGGACCCACCACGGGGGACGCCGATGTCGTCTCACGCTCACTCATGATCCAACTTTCCGTTGCCATTCGACAACTGTTACTTACAGTAGCAGTTATGCGGAGTGAAGCACATTCCGCACGGCTGTCTCAACATCGGCAACGGTGATCGAATTGCCGTTCGGGGGAAGTGCGGCGGCGATTGCGGCGGCCAGCGCGGGAATATCCACGGCATTCACTGCCTGCACCGCCGTGACGATCGAGGCGTGCGCGGATTGTTCCGCATCGTTGAAACTGTTCTGCCGCCCGAGGAGTGTCCCGATAGCCGTTCCGAGTCCTACCGTGCCGTTCCTGCCCGAACCGGTGTAGGTGGCGTCCGAGATGCCAGGCCAGACGCCTTTGGCCGGATCCCCGTCAACATAGCCGGGATCGTAGGCGAAGACCGCCCGCACTAGTTCCGACTTGATCCAGTCTTTGTCATCGTCGGTCAGAGCCATGAGATCTCCCAGGTGGTAGTCGGCGCCGCTCAGTTCGTCTGAGGCTTGATTGTATGCGCCGGACATATGCATGTGCTTGTCGTGAGGGTTGGAGCCCGTGTAGGCCTCCTGAGCCCATCCGCTACTGGCGCGCCAGATGCGCCGGTTGTAGATGATATAGCGGATGAACGCCAGCTTGCCCGCACGGGCGAGACGCAGCAAGTGCTGAACGATGTCTTCCATCGACACATCCGGATTTCCGGTATCGGCATCCGTGTCCATTGCGCGCACTTCGTCTTTGCTGTCTCCGTCCTCGTATTCCGCGTTCGCGGTCAAGTCCGGATTGTGACCGCTCGACTCCGCCTGATGGGCGGTGTCCCCAATCGTCCCGTCCGAGGTCTTATCCCGATTCGGGAAGTTGGCGTTCATCTGCGTACGCCACGCCTGAAGCTGCTTCGTCAACACCCATGCCATGCTGTGCGCCCCTAGCAGATCTGTCCCGTTGCCATCGCGATACCCGTCACGCCCGGTCCGATGTTCAAAACAAGATCAACGGGATTCGCTCTTGTCTGAACCTGTATATCACCGGTCGACATTGAGGCGGTAACGGCGAGCCCTGCGAGCGCTGTCACGGCTACAGCTGGCGTGGCCAGGGCCAAACCCACTACCGTGTCCCCCGTGCGCCACGTGCCTCCTGAGCCGGATACGGTGACACTCGGATACTGGGTTGCCGCGCTGCCCCCGATGGCCACAGTCAACGTGGCAGAGATGCCGACCGATCCGCGCCACGTGGAGTTGGCGGGAATGGTGATCAGGATTCCCGCGTTCGCGTTCGTCATGTTCGCCATGGTTATTTCTCCTGCCACACGATGGAAATCGTCCAGGTCTGATTGATGTTCCCGAGTGCCGTGGAGAATGCCACGCCTTCCCCCGGTCGGTAAACCATGAGCGGATTCGGGACCACGCTATAGGAAGCCGCGTTCAGCCCCTCTTTGGTGGAAACGACGGGAGCGTGCGCGCCATGTGCGAGTGCGGATGTGGTGACCGTGGGATTGTTGATGCGTACCTCAAAAACCGGATCGGCGTGGCTAGTCCTGAAACGCGCAACGGTGCTCGCCGCGATGAGTGTTCCACTGCTGGCCGCTGTGATCCGTTTACGCAACAGGCTGTTCTGGGCGATGGTCACGCCGACACCGTAGATCGCGACGTCCACTTGCGTAACGGTGATGCTCTTCCCGCTGTTGGCCGGGTTGAACAAAGAGAGGAACGTGTTCGCTGCGACTACGCCTAGCGCGTCACTGAGGATGTAGAGATAGGTGGGCGGGGTGGAAACGCTCACGCTTTCTCACCCGCTTTCCTATGGGAAGGTTAGGAACAGAACGGTTGAGCTACTTGTCCTTGCCGACCTTTACCGTCGGCTTGCCGGAAGAGTTGTCCTTGTGAATGGGTGTAACGATGGGCGCGTTACCGTGCGCCTTGACGGCATCCTGATCCGCGAACGCGTTGATGGGTGTGGAGAGGCGGATCTCCTCGCGCACGTCCTTGTACTTCGCGCTTTGGTATGTGTCGATATCGACGGCGGATTGGTCGTACGTGAGCGTGCCATCGTCCTCAACGGTCAGCTCAGCATCGGGCCGATTGTTCTTCACGCGGGCACGCGCGCGAGGCTTAGCCTCTGGCAGGTCCGTCCAGATGTCCGCAACCACCGTATATTTGGCCAGCATTACGGTAGATCCGAACGCTTGATGTACACCGCGTTCATCTGTTCATCCGTATACCATCCGATCGGACCTCCGCCAAGTCCACCCCACTTGACCCAGTCGCCCGTGTCGAAGGAATGCGAATTCGGGCCAGCATCGTCAAATCCGAGCAAAAGCGTTCCACTCGATTCAGAGATGATGTAGATGTTGTAATCAGTCACCAACTGTGAGGGCATTTCGGCAACGATTGCCGCGCCGTTCGATCCGGTGTACTGGATCCCGTTGACGAACGGGATCAATTGCTCAGCCATTGTCTGCTCCCTTGATCACAGCGAGTATCCTAGTGCGACGCAGGAAAAATGCGAACTAAATCGGAGCGATACGTTTGTATTGACCGCACCCGATGAGTCCTGAAACCCGATTAGTTCGGCGTAGTCTGTTGAGCCGTTCATATCAAAAATGCCCTGTGCATACTGCGAAGAGGCTAGTGCGCCTAGGACATCCCTGTTTCCTGTTGCGGTTACCGTGGCGGCATTCTTTCGAATCGAACAGTCTATATTGACGGGGGTTGTCGGCACCGCCGTGAAGTACGAGCCGAAGAACAGATACGTACCGGGGATGTTCGGTGTGATCCGAGATGAGTTGGTGGTCGGATCATGGAAGCCATAGACATCAATGTCTTCGGCACCCGTGAATGTCAACGCCGTCAAGGTGGCATCCGGGATTGACTGGGCCGCAGTCTGTACAAGCCTAACGAGCGCGCGGTTTAGCCCGTATTTGATGATGTCGTTGACAGTGGACGCGAGGATACGATCCCCCGTGGCAACGCTCGTGTATGCCATTACAATCCGTACCTTCCGGCTTGCGCCTCAGTCAATGTGATCGTACTACCGGAAGGCAGCGCTTTGGAGAAGCCGCCGATGCCACGCGTGACCGTAGCTGTTTGCGTGTATGGTCCCGTTCCGCTGGACGCACCCATGCTGTCGACTTGGATGGTCTCACCAGAGATGACGACTTCGTAGGGCTCCGACGTCGTTGACCAGATGTCACCGATGTTCGTGGTCGAGAACACGATGGATGTGTCATTATCGTCGTAACTCGTGTTCGTGGTGGTCGAGCCCGAATCGTATCGGCCAGTATCGAACAGAGCCACGACGTACGGCCCATACGGTGACGTGTTCCATGTGATCCGCCACGTGCGATTGCCCAGCACTTCCGACTGAAGACCTTGCATCATCAGACGAATATCGTCAGTCGGCAGATGAGACGGAGGGTTGACGATCAGGAAGTAATGCCCGATGTCGAGCGCGGCCAGGATATGACCCTTGCGCACCTTCGCCGTAGTTCCCGCGTAGTTCGTGCGCGCCAGCTCCACCATGACCGACGTCCAGCGTTCCTCGTCCCACGTCCCCAGGAATGCATCCCACCCCGCCAGATCGTCCAGACGGGCGTTGAGGTACGGGTTGCGGTTGATGCTGGCCGGGATGACGCCCGCGCTGTCGGAGCCTTTCGGGCCGTCCGTGTGCTGATGGAAGCCTGTCGAGCCGTCCGCCCGGTTGGCGGTCACCGTGTTGCGCAGTAGCCCGTCATCGGGCACCGGGCGCGGGACGGTAGGGCCTAGCTCGTTCAGTGAGTAGTCGATCGATGGTCCGGTCTGGTTGATCAGTGACCGGTAGGTGCGCATCACCAGAGCGCCGGTATCACGATCCGGGTAGTACTGCCCCTGTTCTGTATCGATGCATTCCATGAGGATGTCCAGCGGCGTAGCCCGTGGTTGCGAGCCCATGGATTCACTACTGTCGTCCGTGCCGACAACACGTGTGTCAATGCCGTTGTTGAGTCCGATACGCAACCAGCGTGCAGCGGTGGTCTCGCCAGCAAACGCATTCGCAGCCTGAAGGTAATCGGTCGTGCCGTTGTCGAGGAAGATCTGTCCGGTTACGAAATGCGTGTACTGCGTGCCGATGTTGTTGGTCGCGCCCGTCGCATTCCACGCCCTGAATCGGCCAGCAGTGCCCGCGAACGTCAGGGTCGTGATGCCGATCAAAACACTGTTGCCAGGGCTATACCAACCCAAATCGAGGTCAACGTTTCCGCCCGACTGTGTGAGCTGAATTCGGAAGAAATTCCAATCAGTCGGTGCACTTCCGTTACCGGTGTGCGTGCTGGCCGAACTGGTGATCAGCGTGCCGTTGTTATCGTATGCCGCAATGTCATACGTGGTCGCGGTAACCGAGAAATTGATTCGCTGTATCGTTCCGCCCGTCAAGTTCAAGTTGAACATTGACACGCTTGAGCCAGGAACGCTAGGCATTTTCATTGTCCAGTTCGCATACGCGAAACCGGTGTTGGCAACGGACGTGTCCGGCGTCAGCTTGATGATCGTGCTTGTACTGTTGACTGTGACGCTACCGGCTGTTGCGGGAAGGTCGGAGGGCGTGCCGAACTGCACATCCACGAACTGACCGCGCACACCGTTCGTGTGCTTGTTTTCCATGGTGGTTGCGGCGGTGCCGTCCTCGCATGGCCACAAGCCCGTATTGCTGATCGACGTAAAGAAGTCGGTGAGCGGCGAGACAACGGGCGTAGAGCCCTTGCCCAAGCGCCGCGTGACGTCCGCCGCCTGCACGCGGTCCATGATGTCGTTGCCGCTCACATCCCACTCAATGGGGGAAGCGGCTAGCTCGCCACTGAAGCGCCGGTTGTCGGGCGTGATCTCGCACGTACCCTCAACAGTCCACGTGTTCGGTGTGCCCAGACCATCGCTGAACGACGTAGTACCGCGAGCCTGATTGTAGATGTCAGCCTTGGCTACGAGCGTCGGTGAGGCGATTCCCTGATACAGCTCGAATCCGTAGATGCGCCCGCGCATTCCGGTAATCTCGGAGATCCCGAGATTGTCACCGTTGTTGTGCCTGCCAAGCTCGAGAGGGGCAGTGCTCGAGAAGATAGACGACGTGCCCACGGACGTGACCGTAGAGCCCAATTGAGTCCACGTTCCGGTAACCGTATCGGAAGTGTAGAACTTCGTAACGCGGTTACCCGCGCCGTCGTTACCGTCCCACGTAACGCGCACCGCTTGCGGCCCGAAGATCTGCGGCAGGACAACCGTGCTGGTGACCCCAAGAAACGCCGACCCATCAACAGAGCGGATGAACTGAAGACTTCCATCCTTCTTGACGATGAATAGCCACGAGGCCTGCCCGCCGCTTGCACGTTTAGCGGCCAGGCAATGCCCGTCAACCCCGTCAAGGGACCGGGCTAGTTCGAACTCGACGCGGATGTCAATCTCATCCGTGATGTCGAGCACTGCCTTATCGGTGGTCTTGATCTCACAGCCATCAGACTCATCGAAAATGGCGAAGCTGCGATCCTCGGTAACACTGAATCGAATGGGAATGTACGGGGGCAGCAATCCGTAGTACGGGCTGAGCGGATTACGGTTGTTATACTTCCCCGTTCGATCGTTCAGCGTGAAGTCGCACGTACAGGGGGACGGCCGTCCCTGCTCGTTGGCCCGTCCTCTGGCCGATATCACCACTTCTGCGTCTAGCCGCACGTCCGATGTGACGTTCACCCATGCGCCGTTGATGAACATCTCGCCACGGATCGGCAGGGGGTTGCTTGTCGGGAAACCCAGCAGTGTCATGCCGTTACCCCTGGTGATCCGAGGAAGCGCTGTACGCTTCCCTGCCCGTTGCGATCTACCTCGTAGCGCAACCCCTCAATGATGACCGACATCAGGTCACGGGACGCGCCAGGCGCGGCACGCAGTAGCCACGTTCCGCCGCCTCCACTGCCCATGTCCGAGGACATGCGCTTGGAATCACCGTTGCTATGCACTGTGCTCCCGGTCGGCAGAGATACAAGCTCAGGTCCCTGCTCACCCACCCACGTCAAGCCGCCTGCGACCATGCCGCTAGCCGCACCCTTGATACCGCCGTGCGCGTAGCCCATGCCCTTCAAGGTCTGGGCTACGGCGACGGCGGCTTGTGCAGCGGCAAGACCATACGTTGTGATCGTAACCTTGACGTGTCGGTCCGTGATTTTCTTCAGCTCGTTGTTGACGCCATTCCGGAAGCTATTGAATTTCTCCTGAGCGGCACGAAGTTTCGGACCGATGCCCGGAATCCATGAAAGGGCATAGGACGCGGCGATAAGGATCTTGCCGAAGATATCGACAGCCACGAGGAATAGGCTGAGGAATCCAGCCTTCATGACATCCACACCGGTCTTGACCGCATCACGAAGATCGCCGAATAGTTTGATGCTATTCTTTACGAAGTTGTGCACCTTGCTGTAGGCGCTTGTGAGGACGTCGATCAGCTGAGCAATGAATGGAATCAGCTTTTCAACTAGACTCAACAGATCGCCGAAGAATTGATTAGCGTCTCCGCCGTGCCTACTCAGGATCCCAAAGAACTTCCCGATAGCATCGCCGATAGCGGGCATATGCTTGGCGAGAGTTTCGAACAGAGGCGCGGAAGCCTCTACCGCTTTTAGGATGCCAGGCATGGCGTTCTGAAGTAGCGAGACGAATCCCGTTCCGAGGTCACCGAGGATCGGAGCGAACACGTCTGCGAGATGCTTGAAGTTGGGAGTCAGGCTGATGACGAACGTGTTCAGCTTTTCGAGTGTCTCGGCCAGGGGGACCCTGAACGGTTTACCGAATTCGGCGAAAAGCTTGCTGACGTTATCCTTCAGTTCAGTACCCGCCGCAGCGATGCGCGGATCCTTGAATGCCGCGACGACTCCAGCGGCCAGGACACCACCGCCGAGCCCCAACAGAACGGCGCTGGTGATGGCTGCACCGATGACGGGCGCGAGTGCAGCTACGAGCGCACCCCCGGCGATGGCCTTGACGAGAAGGCTGATCAGGTCACCCGAGAAGAATGAACCGAGGCTACCGCCTACCCCGTCACCAATCTTGTCGCCGATGAATTCCCCCGCGCGCTCTGCCTTACCTCGAATCGAGCCGTCCGTGTCAACGTCCACGGAGGTCTTGATCTTTTCCTTGATCCTCATGTGGATGGTCTTGGAGATGTCGTCACCGATGCGCTCGCCCGCGTGCGCGGAATCTCCGCTGGATTCGTCACCGACTGTGCGGATACTCGTCTTGATGCGACGTGTGATCTTGTCGGTAATGTGTTCGCTCATGGTTTCGCCTGCGCGGTCCCCCGCACTCTGGCCGAACTCTTCACCGATGGTCTCGCCAGCTGTGCGATACAACGCGATGCCGCCGCCACTGGTGAAGCCGCGCGAGATCACCTCGGGGAGATGCTCGGTGAGGTGATCGGAGATCTGACGCGTGATCTCACCAGCAGACGAGTTACCCAGACGAATGCCGATCTCTTTGCCGCTCTTCTGTAGCGGCGTAGTCAGGTTCCGCCCGAGGTCGTTCATTCGTTCGGAGAATTTCTGCTGATAGACGGTGGCAGACTCGTCCCCGAACTTCGTGATGTCTGCGCGCGCGGCCTGGAATCCCTTGTTGACTTCGTTACGGGAGGTAACCTTGATGACTACTTCATTCGCCATTGCCCATCACCTCCCGTTCCTCATCCACCATCTTGACCAGCCGAAGGAATTCGGCATTTTCTTTCATCAGTGACGAATAGGTGTACCCGCCGAATCGCTCCAACAGGTTCACTATCGTCTCTGCATTGCTCAGCTCTACAGGCTTGAGAACAGGGTTTCCATCGGAATCGATTCCTCCTGGAATTGCTCGCCATCGGGCGAGCCCTTCTCTAAAGGGTCGGGCGTCCCCAGTACTGCGCCGACCCACGCCAACACAACGTCTAGCGCGAAATCCATGTCCTGACTCTTGAGTCCGGCCAGAGACAACTCAACGGGCGAGCCGTCCTCATCCTCAAGATTCCATTCGGTCAGCTTCGACGCGAACAGTTCAAAGAGACCATCGATCTCCCTGATGTCTCCCTGGCCGAATTTTGCGCCAGCACTACCGAACCGCGCGAGGCTCATGAGGGACATGAGTTGCTCGACACTCGCGCCTTTCGCGCGGATCTCAAGCCCCTCATATTCCTCGTTGTCAAATTGCAGGACGTACACTTTCGCTTTGCGCTTGTAGCCCATCCCTCGCCCCTTGCCTTGCTGTTGCATTACGTACGCGGAAATCGCAAGACTTCTAGGCTACGGTCCCCAGGTCGGGACGGTACCATCCGCAAGGACGCCGGGAGCCGTCCACGTGAGGGATGCATCCTGGCCGCGTGTGGTCGCGTAGTCCGAGTAGAGCAACTCCCCGGCCAGCACCTGGGACGAGATCGTCAGGGTGGTGGTCCGGTTTACGCTCGTACTCGGGACGGTGCGGAACACCGCGTGAGACAGGTTGCTGGCGTTGTTGTGCACGCCGTTCAGCGTCACGGACATGTCGGCCAGCAGAAGCAACCGCTCCATGGCGCTCTTGTCCACACCGGTCACGTCCTGCACGCCACGCGGCGTGGAGTATGCAAGGTTGGTGATGTCGTTGCTGATGGTGCGCGGAGTGCCGGACGAATCGTCCACGGCTACCGCGAATCCCATACCGCCTTGTTTGGCCATGTCTAGCCTTTCCCTTTCGCGTCAGCGATGTTCTGCTGATGTTCGCCGAAGTCGTCGATCCAGTCCTGCGCGTTCCTGTGCTGCATGCGCCGACCGGTCGGATTACCACGCCAGTCACCATCACGCACGATGAACAGCGGATCACGTTCCAGCGGCACCTGATGATCGGTGAAGCACTGCTGGCCGCTCGGAAACGTGAACTCCCGAATGGGAGCGTCGGTGCCCGTACCCGTCACAGTGAATGTGCGGCCGCTTCGGTCGTGAATGTAGCGGGCCTGCCTCTGGCCGAGATCAGTCGTGACGTCGATCTTCGTTATCCAGCCGTTCGCGTACGCCTCGCATTCCACCTCTTGGCACGTGGCCTTGCGATAGTGAGTCTGCTTCGGCAGGGAAAGCGCGTACGTCTTGAATGCCGTGACGGGCGCCTTCGTCGGAACGCGGAATAGTTCGCGCATCACGGTTGCGCCGTCAGGTAGCGCACGAGGTTCACGGTGAACACCGCGCTTGAGAACGTCCCCGTGGTGACTGCACGCACGTATCGACGGATGGTTGCCGTCGTGCCCGTGGTGAGATACTGACCGGACTTGTTGCCCGCCAGCACGGCCGTGAACGCGAGACCGGTGATCGGGGCGAACGAGATGTTGTCCGCGCTGTCTTCGATCGACACGGTGACAGACGTGCCCGCGACGCTGTAGACGTGCAGGTATGCGCTCGCCCCGAACAGCGTGCTCGTGACAACGCCGTTCAGTGCGGTTCCGTTCGTGGCTACCGTGTCCGTGCGCTTGCCCGCCGTCAGCTGCTCGCCCCATTCGAGGCCTGTGCCGTCCGAGGCCTGCCAGTCCACCGCGAGCGTGAAGGAACCGTCCGCGCCGCGCGTCCCGTCATAGTTGATCTGCTTTGCGATGCACGACGCCATCGGGTTGCCAATGGCCCGTCCGATGCCGTAGCTGGCGCGTACGCTGGTGTACGGCAGGGCACGCAGCACGGGGTGGGCTACGGCCGGATCGAACCACACAACCGCGCTCAGCCCGCCGTCGCGCAGCAATCCGATCCGCGACTCTGCCGACTGCGTGATGTCGGTGACGATGCTCGGAGTAGGGCCACCGTGCACGTTGCCAAGAGACCCGATGTCACCGGAGATGTCATCCCCGTCAACGACGTACAGGTCTCCCATGCCGCCTTGCTTTGCCATCAGGCCACCTCGGAGTAAACGTCATTGAGAACTACGGGAACAAACACTTCCATTACTCGAAACTTCTTGCCGTCTTGATCGGCGAAACCTGCAACCGCACGCAGTTGCTCACCATCACTGCCGAACACATCGATGTATCGTACGCCATTCACGTCGATATCAAAGTTACCGGCGAGCGCCGAGAAGATCGCATCGGTCGCACCGAGAACACGCGGATCAATGCCGTCCTGAGGCTCTTGCAACATACTCGTGTAAACGCGCATCGTGAATTCAATGCGCATCGAGACGGACGCCAAGCCGCTCGACTGTATCGGACGAAGGTCCGATACCCACACCGAGCACGAGACTCCGGTAGGCGCAGGAGCCGCTTTCGGTTCGTGACCGGTGACCGAATCGAATTGCCCGCTTGACGCAGCAAAGGACGTGAGCGCGTTGAACAATGCCGCAGAGTCGATGGCCATCAGTTCATCCGTCCCATGAACCGTGCGACCACGCCGTCACCGATGATCGCAGCACGCGCATTCAAGCGTTGCGTCACTGTGCGGAAGATCCGATACCCCTTGAAGCGCGTGGTCCGGTTACGCGAACCGGTGCCCTCAAGCCACGGCCCGTAGATGATGCCCTGATCTGTGATCTTCCATCCGGGCGGATCCTTCTTTGATATGACATGCACGCGGTAAAACGGAGTCTGCGTCTTAAAGGTGACGTTCTCGATAGCGCGTACTTCCGCCGCACCGAGCACCGACACGACGCGCGCCACGTCATTCGATGCGTCCCGTGCAGCCTTGTCCGCACGACCATCGAAGAACGGGCCGTGAGTGCTGACCTCGATATTCATACGGCGTACCGCCGGATCTTCCGGCCATATCCGCCGTACACCCGATCCTCAAGCGCGCGAATGCCCTGCGCCGAGAACTGACGCTCGCTCTCACCAGAGCCGACAGTGCGTGCCATGCCGCTACCGATTTGAAAGAAGCCGTCCAGCGCGTACGCCAGGGTCAACTCACGGATGGGGCCAGGCACGACATGCCGGGCGATGGGTGCGGAGATCAGATGTGTTGCCGCCGTAGTGCCAGCTACTCCACGCGTCACGGTGAGCTGACGCGGCCAGTAGACGAGCGCAGCAGTGTGAGCGGCCAGAGAGGACCCCCCCGCCGCACGCTGGACTAGCAGGGTGTTACCGGTGATGGCGAGTACCTGAAGCCGCTCCGCCTCGATCAGTAGCTCTTCGCCGATGGCGAACTGTGTACCATCCGTGACCGCGAGGCTCTGGGCGTTCATGTTCGCAGTCAGCGTGCCTGACTGTGTGCTACTGACGAACGTCTTTTCGGTGACTTGCATACGCTCCGTGTCGATGCGCAGCAGTGCGCCGACACCGATCGGGTACGCAGTCGGCACGGTGACCGTGATGGTGCTGGCGGTAGTAGTGGATACAGCGGCCAGTAGGGTTCCGACCGAATCTTCCACCGAGTCGTAGCCGAACACACCCGTGATGGCCTGCGAGCGTTGCTCCGTGCCGTTCGTTCCCATCGAGAGCGCGCTTGTGCTGCTTTGATCGATGTTGATGGAACGGAATGGCGGACCGGAGTTGACGGGCTCAAGGAAGTAGTCGGATGCGGGAACGGTCACACCGCCCGACACGAACGAAGAAACCGAGATGATCTCGTTCTCGTCCAGCCACAAACGACCGGAGCGTGCAGTCTGATCGTTCGGGTAATCGAAGTACCGAGTACCGGTGAACGGATAGAACGTACGGTGACACAACTTGTCGACCGCGCGAGACGCTTGCTCAATCTCGCTGTCGATGCGGCTTGACGCGTACGCCGCAGCCTTGATGTCGGGTGCGGACATGACGTCCTCACGCGTTGTGTACCACACGCTCACCGTTGACTCGCATTCTGTCCTAGGGGACTCGTCCCCCGGTAGAGCTGATATTCAATTATGCGACACCGGGGTTTGCAGGTTACTCCCGATTGCGGTCGAGGTCTGTTATCCGCTATCGCCCCGGCGTCGTACTCCGGATACTACCCCCGGTATATCCACCCATCAAACCTGCAACGTAGCTGGCCGTCAGGGTCACGCTCCAGCGGCTCGCCGTCGTTCGGGCAAGCTACCGGCTCTTGTTCGCGCTCTTGCCGCTCGAACTCGCGAGCTTCGCGGGCGATGTCGTGGAGCTGATACCAGGAGATGAGGTCACCTCCGCCGCCTCAGCCGCGATGTCCTCGACCACGTTCACCGTGAACGTGGTCTCTTCGGCCGCGTTGGTCACTCCGGATGAGCTGATCTTCGGCATGTTATGCCGCCGCAACCGAAGCGCCAGTGTCCAGCGGCACCCAGGTCAGCGCCCAAGAGATGACTCCGCCGACCGGATCGGCCGAAAAGTTCGCCTCGATGGTGCCAGCCTGAAACGTGTACGGCGTGGAGAACACGGGGTTTGCCTGCCCGACCGCGCCAGCCACCTGAAGTGCTGCAACCGAACCGACTGCGCCAGTCAGGTAATATGCCTGTTCCACCGCGTCAGTTTCGACCGCCGTTGCGGTGCAGAGATCAAAGGACGTACCCGCCGCAGTCGGGTTGTACGTGAGCTTCAGGTTCGAAGTAGTCGCGCCGATGAGGGTCGTGACCCTGCCGACCAGCGAAGTGATGACCGCGCGACCGCCCGTGATGTTGAACAAGGTGATGATGCCGTTGGCCGCAGTGATGCTCTTCGTGACTTGCTGCCCCAGCAAGAGCTGACGCTGCGAGATACCGGAGATGAGTGTGCTCACGTCAGATCACCTTTGTTCCTGCATACAATTCGACCGTGGCGAACTGGTTTCCGGCAATGTCGCCATTCGTGGTCACAATGTCTCCATTGTCATCGACCACGAACGCCCAGACGTCGCCACCACTCGCGTTGAAGTGAAGACCCAGAATCGGATATTCAGCGTTCGTTGTGAAATTCGGCGCAGCCGTGTTGACCGCGCGAACCTTGCCAACTGCGCCGCACATCAGACAAGCGCCGGGAGGTTGGCGGGCTTGCGCTGCGACTCCAGATCGTGCTGGATCGCGAACACGGTGCCCGTAGAGGTGGATGCGACCTTGATGAAATCGTACGTGTCGCTCAGCTCAGCGCCGTCCACGTCGATCACGACCACATCCTGCGAAGCGGATGTGACGACCGTGCTGGCCGCAGCCTGAGTGCCGAGTACCCACGCCGCGCCGACCGTGGCCGAAGTGAAGAACCGCGTGATGGTGGTGAGGACCTGAGCGCCGGTACCGGCCGCGTCCTTGGCCTCGGTCAGAGTCCAGGTGTCGCCAGCCGTGTTCACGCCGACGAAGGTGATTCCCGTGCAGTCCGACATGCGGACGTACACGTCGTCCGCCACGGGGAGAACGTTGAAACGCCGTCCTAGTGCTTCCATGCTGACTCTTGCTCCTTTGGTAGGGGCTCCGGGGTGTCAATGCCGGATAGGGAATGTGTACCCTCTGGCCGCGTGATTCGGGGGCGAGACTCGAATCACGCGGCCAGAGGTGAATCAGCGCCGCTCAGCGAGTACCGAGTGACACGTACGGGGAGAGCGTCGGGCCGGAGTTCTTCGGCGTGATGGCCGATTTCATCCACGGCTGGCCGTCAACGCGCTCGATCACGCGGTAGGCGATCAGATCGTTGCCGAACTTGTACTCGGTCGACGCCATCGCGGACATCGCCATGCGGTCACCGATGAGGTACTGCGAGAAGTCGACGAAGTTGACGTCCCCGCCCGTGGTGGCCGAAGTCGACAGGGAGTTGACCTTCTCGGAGATGATGACCGGACGGCCCAGGATGGTCGCAGGCGGACCTTCCACGCCGTTGTTCAGCCACACCGCGCTACCGCCGGTACCGACGCTCAGCGCCATCGTGGCCAGCTCAGGGAAGGTGTCCGGGGAGACGACCCACACCGCGCTTGCGAGCGAGGAGGGCAGCATCCGCGAGTACATCTTGACCAGGTTCTCCCACAGGATCGTGAGGGTCAGCTGGCCGGACTCCTTCGCCTGCGTCACCAGGGCGTTGTTGTTGTTGCTGAACACGCCGAGAGGCTCGCCTGCGCCAGTACCCGCGAGGAACGCGCTGTCCTCGTAGTACGCGATGGCCAGAGGGAACGCCTCGTTGACGAACGCGTCGACGCTGATGGCGCTGTCCTGGCGAAGTTCGCTCGGAACCTCGGTGTACGCGGTCAGCTTTTTGGCCTCGAGGACGATCCGCGAGAACGACGGCTGGCTCTGAGTCAGCGCAGCCGCTTCCTCAGTCCAGTAGCCGACCACACCGCCCATGACGGACGAGACGTTGCTCGTGGCGTCCACGGTCGGGATGGCCGCACGCAGCGACGCCATCGGGATCACGCGGGCACGCGGGCGAACGACGGCCGTCTCCAGCGCCACACGCAACAGTTCGGCGCGGAATTCCTCGGGAATGAGGAAGCCGCCCGAACCGGGGTCGGTGGAAGACATGGCGTTCTGCACGAGTCGCCGGTTCGCCATCAGCTCACCGTTGCCGACGTCGGGCTTGTCGGAGATCGTGTCCAGGAACTGGACGATGTTCTCAAACTTGCCGTCCAGGGCCGCGCCCTGCGCCTTGCGGTTGTACTTGGAACCAGTCTGACGCGACGCCTTCACGTCGGCAGCCGTGGCCGGACGACTGTCGGGGCGCTTCAGGTTCACCAGGTGTTCGCGAGCGAAGTCGGCAAGACGCTTGTCGATCTGCTCGTTCATCTGGACTTGGATGTTGGGGTCGGCCTTGTTCGTCAGGGCCGCGTACTTGTTCATGAACTCGACCAGCTTGGCCGGATCCGCCTCGGACGAGAAGATCGCCTTACGGCGCTTGTCATCCATGAGGAACTCAGACATCTCCTCGGAGGTCTGAGGCACTGCCGTTTCGACTGCCATTAAAAGAAGCTCCTCAGCTTCCGAAGGTGAACGCGGCCAGAAGGGCAAACCCCTGATTCGCGACTGAATTGTCAGGCACCGTGACAGGCTCGATCGATTCGAGAGCCTCCACGATATCGTTCACGTCCGGTTCCTCGATTTCCGGCACGCTCATCTGAGGCGCGCCCTTGAATCGTGCGAGCATCGCGCGCGCCTCGTCGGTGACGCTGGGGTCGGCCGTGTCGTTCGTGACCGCATCGGCGAGGCCGGACGCAACCGCTTCCTGCCCTGTGAACCACGAACCGTCCTCACCGTTCACGGTCATCAGGTTGCGCCATTCCTCAACCGTTCCGCCCGCGCGCACGGAGTACATGTCCGCGATGTTGCCGCTCACCTTGTCGAGCAATTCGGTTGCCCGCGCATGGGTCGCGCCGTTTCCGTAGGTCGCAGTCATTGCGTCGTGAATCATCACGAGCGCGTTGCGGGCCACGTTGATGCGATCGCCAGCCATCATGATGACGCTGGCCGCGCTCGCCGCCACACCGTCAACCTGAGTGGTCACGGTGGCAGAGTGGTTGGCCAGAAGTGAGTGGATGGCAACGCCGTCGAATGCGTCCCCGCCGCGCGAGTTGATGCGCACGAGGATGTTCGGAGTCATGACGTTGCGCAGGATCTCGGCCATGTCGACGGCTGACACTCCGCCGCCGTCCCACATCGATCCGCCGATATCACCGTAGATCATGATCTCGGTTGTGTCGGCAGACAAGGCGTTGACAACGGGGGTGCGCGCATTGCCTGGCCGCGCCTCACGCGTCATGGCGATGTCGATGGCCGGGGCGAGGGAAGCGAGGATCTCGCGATGCCGCTTGTTCATCGGTTTGCCTTCCGCTTCCGGACGTAGCCACGGCAGTGATTGCCGTACTCTTCGCCTACGCAATTCTTGAAGTGCTCGCCGTCCGGGTAGTCAGCATACGCGTCCTCGCGGTTGCGATACAGCTTACCGTCATTGGCCTTGCATGGGTCGCACGTCGAATCGTCCTCATGCTCGACCGCTTCCCACTTCATCGCATTGTCGATCTCACGAGCCCATTCGATCAGATTCTCTGTGACCGTGGGCGCGCCCCATGCGTACGCGTTGGGGGGAAGCTGGGCGGGCGGCGCGGGTGGATTGATGACGGGCGCAGGAGGCGGCGCGGGCGCGGAGAACGGAACGGCGGGAAGCCCAAGCGCTTCAAGCAACGCGGCGGCATCGAAGCCGAGAGGGACGGCGGCGGCAACCGCGTTCCACTTCGCGGTGAGCGCCGCATTCTCCTGATCCGAGTTCTCGGGAATGGGGCAGTCGTAATCGAATTCGAGCTGATCCCCTCCCGCATACATCGGCAGTAGGTCAGTGTTGAATGCGCGCTTCCACCGCTCAAGACGCGGAACGATCAGCCATTTATCGAACAGGTATTCGGACGCTTCCGCGTTCGCACGGTTGACATCCTCGACAATTCCGAGCATCGACTTGGGGAAGCCGAACGCTTCAAGGATCTTGTCTCGGGAAAGGTTACTCAGCGAAGTGAATTCCATGTCACGCTGCGTAACCTTGCGATCCATCCACTGCGCACCCTGCTCAAGGATGGCAACACGATGTGCTTTCGCCACACCCTTGTGCTGCTCCGCCCATCGATCGCGCATCTCGCGGAACTCGTCATCGTCGAGACGCTTATCAACCTGCACGATCCCGCCCGGTTCGGCGGAATTCAGAAAGAAGTTTTTGTTCCATTCGGCCGAATAGCGCGAAGAGTCGATATCCGTAAGAATGGACTGAATCGGACCTAGGCCGCAGTACGGATCGAGGGGATTCGGCATCCGCAGTTGGATGACCTCGTTCGTCTCCAGCGGGACGCGCTCCCCGCCCGGCGCGGTGTAGATGTACCCGGCGATGAACTCCCACGGATCCGGTACCGGCTGCACACGATCGGGACGTATGGGCCACAACTCGATCGGCAGGGAGCCCATCAGGGACACCATGAGGTCGCCCTCACCGGTCAGATCGATGTGCTGCTGTCCAGTCTCGATCATCTCCTGGCGCGTCATGAACTTGTTCGGCCGGTTGATCAGATCGAGCGCGGCGTGAGAGGAGACCTCAACACGATCGTCCTTGTTGCCCGATGCGGCCTTGCGGTACAAGTGCCAGTCCACGGCCGACGTGGCGGACGCGAGACGGTTGACGATGGCGAACACCGTGCCGACTTCAGCGTACGTCTCCATGAGGCGCACATCGGCAGGCCCGTTGCCGAACACCGAGAAGCCACCCGAGGAACGAGCGGCCAGAGGGGCAGGCGGGCGGGCGGACGGCGCACGAGCGGCGCTGACGATAGAGCCAATGAGGCTCTTCACTCGTCATCCTCGAACGCACTCTCAACCGCGCTCAGCCTGCGCTCAAGCTCGTCCTGCATCTCCTGGCCGAACGTCAGACCCAGAGGTGAGTCGGAGTCACGCGTGTGCAGATCGACGATGCGTGTGCGAGCGCGAAGGTTGATCCAAGTGCGCACGTTCGGCGGAAGATCGAGGATCACTTGCCATCACCACCCGAGGTGAGCCACTCCACGATCAGCAGGGAAATGCCGATGGCCGCGTACCCGGCAAGGTGGGACCACTGATACGCGGTGAAGTCGAGGAACGCGAAGCCGCCCACCTGAAGCACTACGCGGCGCGTGCGACCCCAGGTGGGCAGGAGCGCGGCGAGAGTCCGAGCGATTACAACGAGCACGGGTGTGCGTGCTGGCCGCGTGCTGCGCGCCGCTCGCCCCCCGGCCCATGCCTCAGCAATGCTCGTCATGAACGCGAGCATACAGCAGAAACGCCCGATCACCGATGACCGGGCGTTTCCGTGGAGTCGGACCGACCTTACTTGCCCCAAAGCTTGTTGGTCAGCCAGTGAATGACGTTGCCCTTGCTGTCCGTCTGCTTGACGTCTTTCGTGCGAGGCATGCGGCCGCCGGTACCGGCGCGTCCCGTTCCTGTACGGGGCACGTTGCCCCTCTGGCCGGTGCGTCCCTGCGCGTCCCGTTCAGCGCCCCTACTCATTCGCCCCTCCCGCGCCGCCATTGCGCCCACGTGTCGCACCCTTGCCGAGACTCCGACCGTGCGCCCCGCGAATGCTGGAAGGCTTTGGCGGCGCCTCCTGCCTGGTGGTCGGTCGCACCGCATCACGCGGAATGTCACCCGACAGAATGCGCTTTGTGATCTTCCCGAGAAGTGATTGCCCCTGGGGCTTTTCCGCGTTGTGCTTTCCCATGCGCCTTACCTTTCGTCAGTAGATCATGCTTTCCGGAACGGCGTGGTGGTCGACTGTCAGCGACCGATCGACGTGATACCAGCCGCCGAGAATGACCCCCTCAGGACGCGCGCTCTCCCGAGTCAGGTATTCGCAAGGCTCGCCGCATTCGTACATATGGTAAGGCGCGCCGATCTTCGCCACGCACTTCATGTCAGACCCTCCCGTGCTTTTCGATGAACCTGTGAGCGGACATTTCGGCTTCCGTGAAGGTGGCCTCAACGCGAAGAACCTCACCAGTCGGACGCTGCACATACCAGTCACAGCGCGAGAACCTGGAAGCGCCGTAGTGCGCGCGAACAATCTCGAATCCAGTCGCCTTGTCCAGGTAATGGCCAGCCTTGACACGCCGAAACTTAATCGGTTCCTGGTTGTCCGTTCCGCTCTCCGTCATGTCAACTACACTACGGCATCGACACTCAGCGTGTCAACTACTCGCGTCACATCCAGCGCACGCGTGCATGACCTGCGAGATCCTGATCTGCGACCACGTATCGCGCCGTATCCATCGAGTCGTCCTCATCCTTGTGAGGGACTTCTTTGCTCGGCTTGCCATCCGCCGTCATCTCCCACACGTAGCCCTCGATCTCCTGCGCGAAGCCGATCGGCTTGCCAGCCTCCACCATCGCCTCATCGCGAGAGACCAGCGAATCGCGGCACACGTACAACCGTGGCTTGCCGTCATCCTGCACGCGTAGCCGGGTAGCCATGGCCTGCAATCCATCGCTCACGGTCTTCTGGGCGGGCGACGTGCCCATGCCTAGATGGCGCTCCAGTGTGGCCCTGTCTTCGGCATCGTGGTCACATAGGATCTTGCGTGGCTTCGGATACTTCCACGTCACGCCGTCCGCTTTGGTGACCACCTTCAGGATCTCTTTTGCGTGATCCTCAACAAGTGTCTTGCTGCGGTAGATCTCTTTCTCCAACCACAACCGGCCGTCCGGATCGATGGCCCACATCTGCCACACGAACGGGTGCGTATAGCCGAAGTCGACTCCCCAGATACGCGGCCATTCGTACGGCAACACCTTCCGATCGGAGAGGTGAACGTCCGGCCGCCAGTCCTCGTAGATGAGACCTTCTGCAGCCGCCCAACGTCCGTATCGCAGGCGTTCTTTGCGCACCCCCGTAAGGGCGTCCAACTTCTCGATGTACGCCTTACCGCGCGCCGTGAGCCTGCCGTCCGGATCGAACAGGACGGGGTTGTCCTCGTGACGCGAATACAGCATTGTCGTCTTGCCGTCATCGCATCGTTTCTTCAGCCAATGCGAAGGCTGTTGCGGGTTGCAATCGGCGAGCAATTGCTGTGTCGGAATGCGCCCGTTACGCAAGCGAGAGGAGAGCATCTCCCAGTCGTTAAGGGATAGCTCGGTAGCCTCCTGCACATAGGCGCAGTCATACTCCGAGGACATGATCTTCATGGGCTTATCCATGCCGCCGACCGACACGGTACTGCCGTTCGAGTAGCGGAAGGCGGCTGGCTCTGAGCCGCTACCGCCGTACCATGTCACGATCCCCGTCTCAAGCGCCTCGGGCAGTACGTGCTCACGGAAGGTGACAAGCCCCGTGTTCGTCAGTGAGACGTGCGTCTTGCGCACCATGAGCACGCGCACACTGTCGGTGCTCAGACAGCGCGCGTGGATGCGCTCAAGGATGCCACGCGACTTCCCCGTACCCGCCGCGCCAGCCAGTAGCACTTCCGGCTCACGCCGCTTGAACAGTTCGAGCGCCGCACCGCGTGCACGGTAACGGCGCTCGATGATCTTTCCCGCCATGCCGACTAGTCTACGGCCGATCCCCCACCATGAGCATTCCAGGCTTCGTGGGATGCGGAACCAAGACCTGCGCATCCTTCAACGTCATGAGCCGGTTCGGGCGAAAGCCGCTTCCGTCTCCGTCCAGCCACTCCGTTCCAGAGCCAAAGCTGAAAACCCATTCCGCGTCTCGCAACGCGGCCTCACTCATCTTTGTCATACCCATAGCCTAGTTGACACCCCATCAGGATGTCAACTAGGCCAACAAGATTGTTACGGTCTGCGCCGGAACGTGCCGATGAACTCCGCGAGTGTCCCGACAAGCGCGCCGATCACGAGCCCCAACGCGATGTGCATGATGAGCGGGGTCACGGCCGATGCCCGGTCAGTACGCCACGTACGCGTCCGTGTGGCCGCGCCCAATACGGCGCTACAGCGGCCGACGTCCGGTCTTCGGGGTCTGCGTGGTCGGTCGCGGTTTCGGCTTTGGCGGCTTCGGTGACGGACGGGGTGGAATCTTCTTTGCGCTCACTCATCATCCGATCCGCTTGTACGAGTCGAGGCTGTTGTTGAACGGCGAAGCCATCGCGCCGGACGAGTTGGCGTAGATCAGGCCGCGCGTGCCTGCGCACCCGACACCCGTCCACACGTAGTAGTTGTGATCGGTCCGGTTCCAGATGTAGGACGTCTGGCCGCCGTAGCCGCCCAGCGCCAGGCACTCGCCGGGGGACGTGTCAGCATCGTCGTGATCGACCATCGGGTACCACGATCCCGAAGTGTCGTAGAAGCAGATGGCGTCCGCCGTACACACACCCACAGCCTGCGCGGGCTGAGCAACCAGGAGGGTCAGCCCCAGAGCGATGCACAGCGCTCCGAAGACCGCGAGCGCCTTGTTCGTGAACCGGTTGATCATCTTTCCTCCAGTGAGAGAGATCGGAAAAGAGCACGGGACCTAAGCATCCCACACCCATCATGCACTTGTCAACTAGTCGATCGGACAGAGAACGCGGCCCGAAGGCCGCGCCTCGCGTTCCTCAGATTTTCAGATTGCCTTCAGGCTGGACGCCTTGACCATCGGAGACTGGGTGTTCATGATCTGGCCCGCGTCCGGAGTCACAACGTAGAGCGTGATCTGGCCCTCGACCACTCGTCGGATCGTGCCGGTTGCGCCCCGGTCCGTGCCCCGCGTGATCCGAACTGCCTGGCCTTCGGTGAACATCTCGTTTGTCATACCCATAGCCTAGTTGACACGCACGAGAATGTCAACTAGGTGGGCAGAGGTTCCTCAAGATTTTCAGGCGATCAAGTCCCTGACGTCGATCCACCAATGGTGACCCTGGCCGTTCTTGTCGCGATATACCTTGGGAGCCTTGACCCACTCCAACTCCCACCAGCCACGCTCGTTCATGCCTTCCATGGGCTTGACGAGTCGGGCAGTACCTACCCGGCGATACTGGACCATCGCGCCGGGGATCAACTCCGCTGTCACGTCACACCGCCCGGTAGTACGTCTCGGTGAACTGCTGGCCGTTCAGGACACGGGAGTCGACCGTGAGCCGGTTCTCCCGAGTGACGATGCCCTTCTTGGCGAGCGCGTAGATCGCGGCGAGGTTGCCACCAGCAAAGCGGTAGTCCGTTTCGCTCATCTCGACCGTACCCAGGATTTCTAGAGCCTTGGCTTGAGTCTTGGGGAGTGCGCTCGTCTTGTTCATACCCATAGCCTAGTTGACACGCACGAGGATGTCAACTAGAACGAGGAAGATTCTTTAGTTGACAACATGTCAACTAGTGTGAGATGCTTAGGTCCCGTGCTTAATTCCGGCTTCGGCTCAGACGTTCAGCGGACCGTGCTCGCCTGCGTAGTCACACGCAAGACAGACCAGCACGCCATGAGCGGCCAGAGGAACCAAACCCCGCGCACACCACTTACAGATCACGCGCGCCACGCTCACCGCACGCCCCCGTTCAGATAATCGCGAATCGCTTCGAGGTCTAGCCGCAACCGGAGCAACTCAGCCCTGGCCTCGGGCGTCATCTCAACCTGAGTCAGGTTGAGCGCGCGCTGTATCGCACGCTCCAAGAGGTCGGAGATCACGCGAGATCCTCCGGGGCAACGCCCTCGATCGAGTACTTCACGGTCGCGGTGGTCTCGGTCTTCGTGGCCGCATCCAAGCCGAGGCGCTTCGCCAGCGTGTCATCAGCCTTCAGCGCCGTGGCGAGCGCACGATCGCGCGCGGCGTAGTCACGCACGATCGCGCCCGTCTCGGGGTCGTACAGGATGTTGCCATCCTTGCCCACGGCCACCGGCGCGCCAGACATCTCGACCATCGCCACAGCCTGATCCTTGACATACTTGATCAGCTCGATGGATTCCTGAATCAGTTCAGCGCGGTCGATCGGCGGAATGGAATCGCGGACAGCCTTGACAATCTCGGAGATCGTTGACTGATCTAGGCCGTACTTCTCGGCGCACCATTCCTGCGTCTTGCCTCGCAGCGAAACCCAGCGCCAGATCTCGCCGTTGC